CTTAGAAAAATCTCCGGGGGTAATTTTTGGTCAAAATGTTTCCATTAATTATCCTATTGAGTACACAAGTTATATCATTTAGTAAAGCCCTTATCCTTCACTTTATTAAATATGTCATATTTGGTTTCTCCTTTGCCATTTATAACTAGATAGAAACTGGATGTAACCTTGTGTATTCTATAGGGTAATTAATAGAGACTAAATAGTAAGGAGGATAAAATGGGTAAAAAGACTATTATAAGTAAAACTAACTCTGGTACAGGAACACCCTATTTGACTCCTGAAGCTAGAGAGAATGAGCTCATTGCCCTAGCTTATGATAATGCAGAACGTCAATTAAGAGAAGGTACTGCATCATCACAATTAATAGCGCATTTTCTTAAGGTTAGTTTAGAACGTGACAAACGTGACCTTGAAAAAGAGAAACTAATTAATGAAAATAAACTATTAAAGGCAAAAGCTGATGCATATGATTCACAAAAGGAGAAAAATCATTTATATGCTGAAGCTATTCGTTCAATGGGTATATATTCTGGTGAAATAGATGAAGATGAAGTAACACAAATGGAGAAAGATGAATTGTATGGCGATATGTTGCCTTAGTTACAACGAGATGGCCCAATTCACGACATTTGAAGAACGATATCGATATCTTAAACAAAATGCTAAAGTAGCAGAAGATACTTTTGGGTTTGAAAGATATTTAAATCAGCAATTCTACAAATCAAGAGAATGGCAACAATTACGTAATCATATTATAGTAAGAGATAACGGATGTGACTTAGGTTGTCCAGACCGTCCTATCCAAGGAAGTATTTATATTCATCATATTAACCCTATTTCAAAAGAAGATGTAATTGAACATAGTGACAAATTAGTTGACCCTAACAATTTAGTATGCGTATCACTAGAAACACACAATGCAATACATTATGGTGATGACCAAATTTTAGAGAAATACGAATTTGTTGAAAGGACGCCAAATGACACGTGTCCTTGGAAATTATAAAGGAGGATATCTAAATGTCAGAAATTACTGAAAGTATATTAGCCTCCATAAAGAGATTGGTTGGTATTCCTGAAGATGATACTACGTTTGACCCTGAAGTAATAATTCACATAAATTCTGCATTAGCAGATTTAGTGCAAATGGGTGTAGGTAATCAACAGAATGGGTTTGCTATTGAAGATGAAACCGCTACCTGGACTGATTTCTTAGGGGATAATGTGAATAAGCAGAACCAAGCAAAATTGTTTGTGTTCTCAAAAGTTAAAATTGGTTTCGACTCATCCAATATGTCGTCATCGACTAAGGATAGTTATGAGAAACTTGCCAACGAATGCGCATATCGCCTTTATACTGAAAACGACAGTAAGTAGATTAGAGGTGATGCCATATGCTATCTAATACAGCCGTACCAAAATATTACGGTGAATTTAGAGACAAAGTTATACGTGGCGAAATACCTGTATGTCAAACAATAGAAATGGAAATGAACCGTATAGATGCATTAATCGAATCTCCAGGTGTATATTATGATGACCAAGCAGTAGATGGTATCATTAAATTTGCAGAAAGAGAATTAACATTAACAGACGGGTCTGATTTGTGGCTACTAGATAGTTTCAAATTATGGCTCGAACAAATATATGGTTGGTACTATTTCGAAGAACGTAGCGTATATGTCCCAGACCCTGAAGGTCATACTGGACATTACGAAACAAAATCTGTAAAAAAGAGACTAATAAATGAACAATATCTAATAATTCCAAGAAGTAATTCAAAATCTGTATATGAATCAATAATACAAAGTTACCATTTAACAGTTGATAAAACAGCGACAGACCAAATAACAACCGCTCCAACAATGAGACAGGCTGATGAGGTTATGTCACCTATCCGTACCGCAATCACAAGGGCTAGAGGCCCTCTATTCAAATTCCTTACAATGGGTAGCAAGTTCAATACAACAGGCGATAAAGCAGATAGACAAATGTTAGTATCAACTAAAAAAGGAATAGAAAATAGACTTACAAATTCTCTTATAGAAGTAAGACCTATGAGTATAGACAAACTACAAGGTGCAAGATGTAAAATTGTTTCAATTGATGAGTGGCTTTCTGGAGATGTTAGAGAAGATGTAAGACCAGCATTAAGACAAGGTGCAGCTAAAATCGATGATTATTTAATAGTTTGTGTATCTTCAGAAGGAACAGTAAGAAACGGACCTGGAGATAGTATTAAGATGGAATTAATGAGTATACTTAAGGGTGAATACATAAACCCTCACGTATCAATATGGTACTATAAACTAGATAGTATAGACGAAGTTGGTAAACCAGAATGTTGGATAAAGGCTAATCCTAACATTGGGCACACTGTTAGTTACGAAACGATACAATTAGACGTTGAACGAGCTGAGAAGGTACCTAGTGCTAGAAATGAGATACTTGCCAAGCGTTTTAATTTACCGATGGAAGGTTATACTTACTTCTTTACATATGAAGAAACTATTCCTACAGAGAAACGTGAATATTGGAATATGATTTGCTCATTAGGAGCAGACTTATCACAGGGTAATGACTTCTGTGCATTCACTTTCTTATTTCCCCTACCGAATGGTACATTTGGAGTTAAAGTGCGTAGCTATATTACTACATTAACTTTATCAAAATTACCAAGTGCCTTAAGGTTAAAGTATGAAGAGTTCTTAAATGAAGGAAGTCTAGTAGTATTAGATGGTTCTATATTAGATATGATGCAAGTATATGAAGATTTAGACCGTCATATTGCAGAAAATAACTACGAAGTAATAAGTTTAGGTTATGACCCGTATAATGCTAAGGAATTCGTAGAACGTTGGCAAAATGAAAATGGACCATTTGGTATCGAGAAAGTAATACAAGGAGCAAAAACAGAATCTGTTCCATTAGGTGAAATCAAAAACTTAACAGAGTCTAATATGATAAGATTCGACCAAAGTTTGATGAGTTTCACTATGGGTAATGCTATTGTAATTGAAGATACTAATGGTAATAAGAAATTATTAAAGAAACGTTACGACGCTAAAATTGATAATGTAGCAGCATTGATGGACGCGTTTGTAGCATATAAAAGAAATAAGGAGGCGTTTGAATAAATGGGTGATTACATTGCACATCATGGTGTAAAAGGTCAACGCTGGGGAGTTCGTAAGTATTACGATGAAAATGGTAAACTTACAGACTTAGGTAAGAGACGCTATGCTGAAAAGGAAAAGAAGGCTGATTTCAAAAGACAGAAAGCTTTAAATAATCAGCAATTCAAGCAGCAGAAAGCGTTAAATGAGCAAGCAAGTCAGCATGAGTCAAAAAGACGAAGAGGACGTGTGCTAGCAGCAGCTGCCTTAGTTGCTATTGGTGCAGCAGCAGCAAAAGGTATTATGAATAATATTCGAGCTAACAAATTAAAGCTTGCCGAAGGTCAATCACGTATTAAAATGCGTGAGATGCTCCAGAAAAATAAGTTAAAGGACCACCCCTGAAGTAACTAAAGAAGCTAAATCAAAGGTTAAAGAAGTCTTTACTGAAAAAGTATCTAGTAAAAAAATAAAAACAGGTGCTGCTAAAGGAAAAGCTATTACTGATAATTTAAATTTAAAAGTTCTAGCTAAAGATATAATTAAACCTGCAACTATTAAATCTGACCCATCTAGTTTATTAAGTTCTGGTAATAAAATAAGTTGGAGTAAGAACACAGGTAATGGTATTTCAGGTATAATTCCTAAAGTAACATATAAACCTACAGGTTCAGTAGCACCAATAACTGATTGGAAATCATTATTAAAACATAGCTATTTCAATGGTTGGTTTGTAGATAAAGATTTCATAAAGCATGGTGGACCAGGTTCTGGTAGATACCCAAAGGGTTTTAAGATGGCCAAGACCGTAGCTGAAGAAACTAAAAATGCAACCAGTGCAGTTCAAAAAGCTATACCAAGTAGATATAATTATCAGGTATCAAGTCATCCATCATATGACGAGCTATCTGATGAATATATGAGAAAGGTTATCAACAGAAAAAATCTGGAAACAGATTACGCTAGAGCTGTCGGTGAATTAAAGCAAAAGCCATCCAAAGGTAAAATTGCTATGGAGGCTCTTGAAATAATTGGAGCGATAGCTGCTATTGGTGTTTCAGCTTCTGTTATTGGCCTTAATGCTATGAATATTGATGAAAAGTCAAAAAAGAAAAATAATAAATAGTTCGGAGGAGGAACATAAATGGGCGTATTTAACCGTTTAAAACATGCTTGGAACGTTTTTATGGATAAAAACTCCAACGACGAATATGTTTCCAACCGTGGATTTACTTATATGGGATATGGCTCATTTTTAAATCCGTATAGACCTCACTTTTCTACAGCTAAAGATAGAACAATGATAAACTCTATTTATAATAGAATAGCAGTAGATTGTTCATTGATAGACATCAAACATGTAAAAGTAGATAAAGATGATAAATACATTGAGACGATGGATACAGACCTTAATACATGTCTTACAATAGAAAGTAATAAGGACCAAACATCAAAATCTTTTATACAGGATTTAGTAATGTCAATGCTAGATGAAGGTTATGTTGCGGTAGTTCCTGTTGACACAACTTTCAATCTAAAAAATCCATCAGCGTATGATATTAAATCCATGCGAACAGGAAAAATAATTGAATGGTTTCCAGACCATGTAAAAATTGATTTATACAATGATAGAACTGGACAACATCAGACAGTCATGATGCCAAAATCACAAGTGGCTATCATAGAGAATCCGTTCTATGAGACTATGAATTCTGCCAATTCTATTCTTCAACGATTAATAAGAAAATTAAATCTTATTGACTATGTTGATGAAGAAATTGGAACTGGAAAATTAAACTTAATAATGAAGTTACCTTATATAGTTAAGACAGAAACACGTAAAAATCAAGTCCAAAAAAGACTTGCTGAAATTAACGAGCAGTTATCTGATAAGAATAACAAGTATGGTATAACTTATACTGACGGTACTGAGTCAATTACACAATTGAACAGGCCGATAGATAATAAGATGATTGAAAGTGTTAAACAATTAGAAGAGATGCTTTTCACTCAATTAGGATTAGACCCTACAATTCTTAACAATACTGCTACAAAAGACGTGTTACAAAGTTATAGAAATCGTATACTTAAGCCTATATTAGAGCACATATGCGATGAATTAACTAGAAAATTTATAACATCTACTGGACGTTCTCAAGGACAAAGAGTTAAATATTTCTATAATGCATTTGAATTAATGCCATTAAGTGACATGGCTGATATCGGAGATAAGTTCTCTAGAAATGCCATTCTTACACCTAATGAAATTCGTCAACTTATTGGTCTACCACCTAGTTCAGAACCGATAGCAGATGAGTTAAGTAATAAGAACCTTTATAATGAGGAAAATCCAGAAGTTGTTGAAGATGTTAACGTTAATGAGCAAGAAGAGCCATTAACTGCAAAAAATGTTCTTAGCTATGTTATAAAAGAAGGAGGAGAAAATCAAAATGCCTAAAAGAAAATATGATTTTAGCGGATGGGCAACTAAATACAATACTAAATGCTCAGATGGTGTAACAATTGCACCAGGAACTTTTGCCGCTGATGATGGAATTGAAGTACCATTAGCATACGGGCATAATCACGGTGATATCGACCATATCCTTGGTCATGCATATCTAGAAAACCGTCCTGAAGGAGTATACGCATACTGTACTCTAAACGACACTGATAGCGGTATTGCCGCTAAAAAGTGTATTAAAAATGGAGATTTAAATGCTCTAAGTATTTATGCAGGTAAGTTAAAGAGAACTGCAGGAAATGTGATTACACATGGAAATATTATGGAGTTATCTTTAGTTATGAAGGGTGCAAACCCTGGTGCACTTATAGTAGAGAACCTAATTCACAGCGATTCAAGCGATGGAGAATTTGAAGCTACTATTTATAATGATGAAGGTATTATTATTCACTCTGATGACGATAATACTGAAGATACATTACAACATAACGAAGATAATGAAGATAATCAAGATACTTCTGGCAATGCTGACAACACTGATAATTCAGATAACAGCAATGATGATACAGTACAACATGCGGATGAAGAAACTGTACAAGATGTATTTGATTCATTAAATGATAAGCAGAAGTATGCAGCATTTATTTGGATTAACGCTGCTATGGCGCATGCAGGTATCGAAGAAAATGACGATACTACAGAATTATTAAATACTATCGGTGCTAACATTCCTGACACTGTCGAATTCACTGAAAATGAGACAGTTGAGGATATTGTAAATACATTCAACGAGAAGCAGAAAACAGCCGTTGAGTATATTATTTCTACAATTGTCCCTGATGAGGACGACTCTGTTGAGGATGTTAGTCATTCAGATGATCAAGAAGATACATTACAACATAATGAGGAGGAAGTAAATATGAAGAAAAATGTATTTGACCAAGTTACTAAGGACAATGGTGATGTTCTAACTCATGATGAGTTCACAGCCATTGTTAATGAGGCTAAGAGAAATGGTTCTTTAAAGGACGCATTCATTGCTCACGGAATTACTGATGTTACAAATCTATTCCCAGAAGCGACATTAACTGGAGATAAGCCAGCTGTTATTAACAATGATATCACTTGGGTATCAGGTGTATTATCTGGTGTTAAGAAGATTCCATTCTCTAAGATTAAGACTATCGCTGTTGACGTACGTGGAGATAATGCACGTGCAAAGGGATATGTTAAGGGTAGACAAAAGGTAGAGGAAGTAATCTCTGCATTAAAGAGAACTACTGACCCTCAAACTGTTTACAAGTTACAAAAGATGGACAGAGATGACGTTATTGACATCACTGACTTCGACGTAATCGCATTCTTAAAGCAAGAGATGCGTGGAAAGTTAAATGAGGAATTAGCAAGAGCTATCTTAACAGGAGATGGACGTTCAGCTGATTCTGCTGATAAGATTTTCCCTGACCATATCAGACCAATTCTTGGAGATTCTGTAACTTATACTACAGCTGTAATTAAGGCTGCAGCAACTGACGAGGACACTGATGTAGCAGCAATTAAGAATGCTAAGACATTCATTAAGACTACTCGTAAGAGCCGTAGAGAGTATAAGGGTTCTGGACGTCCTGATATGTACATTGATGCATCACTATTAGATGACATTATGTTAATTGAAGACAAAGACGGAAAGTTTATTTATGAGACTGAAGACCAAGTAGCAAGAGTTCTACGTGTTAATAAGGTAATCCCAGTTGAGTACTTCGCTGAGGTCGTTCGTCAAAATGATGCTAAGACTAAGCAGTATAAGCTTCAAGGTATCATGGTTAACCTAGTTGACTATTCACTTGGTGCTAATAAGGGTGGACAAGTAACAATGTTCGATGACTTTGACCTTAACTTCAATAAGCAAGAGTACTTAATTGAGACA